AATTAGCAGAAGAAAAAAAGGCGTTAAAATTAGCAAAGAAAAATGCGGTGCTGACTAAAAAAACAAATACTGATGCCCTAGCACTTAAAAAAGCAGGTACAGCATTTGACCTTGCACAAATACAAATTCAAGCGGCATTAAAATACGGCATTGATAATGAAACCCGTTTGCGCTTGCTACTGCAAAAGGCGTTGCTAGATGAGGATGTTGCTGCAGCTGCAAAACTGCAAGCCGCGTTAATCGCCAATGAAGCCAAGACCAAAGAGTTAGCAAACATTTTGGCTACTTTGCCAAAGGCTGATGACCCGTTTGCAGACTGGCCGGGGATCATTGCCAAGATAAATGGCTTGTTAAAAGATTTGAAAATACCCGGTAGCGCAACGGCATTACTGGCGGCGGCGTGTTGATTACTTTACCCTCGGGGGTTACGGTTAAACCTTGCATACCTAACAAACCTGCTGCACTGCCGGGAATCTTTAAGTCTTTAAGCAAGGTGTTTATTCTGGCAATAATTCCCGGCCAGTCTGCAAATGGGTCATCAGCTTTTGGCAAAGTAGCCAAAATGTGTGCTAACTCTTTGGTCTTGGCTTCATTGGCTAACAACGCGGCTTGCAATTCAACAGCTTTGGCCACATCCTCTTTTAATATAGCTTGCTGCAATTCCAATCGCAATTTTGTTTCATTATCAATTCCGTATTTTAATGCTGCCTCAATTTGTATCTGAGCTAAATCAAATTTACTGCCTGCCTTTTTTAAGGCCAGTTTATCTGCCTCGGCTTTTTTAGTTAGCGCGGCAAGTTTTGCAGCGGCAGCAGCAGCGGCCTTGTCCGTTTTCAATTTGGCCTTGGCTGCTATATCTGCTTTGACTAGAGCCTTTGGGTCTAAAACTGAAGGCATCGCAGCATTGACTTGCAGACGGTAAGCATCACCAAGTTTTAATCCAAACCTATCTAGAAAATTTAATACATCGGATTCGGTCTTGAAACCCATTAGTTTTGGAATGTTGAACGCATTGCTGCGAGCTAGTTTTTGACCATTTAACGCCACTGCAATTGTAAGCGTGGCGAACGCCTGAGAAACTGCACTCAACCCATCAGCAGTTTTATTTAATGAACCTTTGCCATCGCCCGATAAAATTTGCAACGCAGTAACCAAACCTTTGCCAATGGTTTCTTTAGCATCGGCAGCAGCCGCGTTTAATATGTCCAGTTGCCCTGAAAATGTGCCTGCCGCGACAGCGGCTTGGCCGCCAAACAATCTGGTTAATTCTTTGTTTATTGCATTAAGGTCTTTTGATGCTAGTACAGTTTTATCAATGCCGGGTATTAATTTGGCCAGTGCTGTTGTGTTGCCCGCGTATGCTTTTGAAATTGCTTTGCTCGTAGTAACGACATCAGATGAAGTGCCTGCCGCGACATCTAGCGCAACACTCAAACCTTCTTGGGCTTTAGTGACTGAACCAGTTGCGACCAATAGCCCCTGAAACGCAGGCCTTAAAAAATCATCAAGCACACCTGTTTGTTTTTGTAACGATGCAATAAACTTTTCAACACCTATTTTGGCAAATGAATTGCCAGTGTTTTCCAAAGTCTTACCTAGTGCGGCAGCAGCTTTATCATCAGCTAAAAATGCCTTAACTGAGGATTTACCAAATTGCGCTAACTTTGTTGCGCTGTATAAACCAACAAATGTTTTAGTTAAATTTTTGACAGTTTTTTGAAACGCATTTATATCTTTGCGACCCTTTGTTAATCCTTTGCCGTCATATTTGGTGACTGCGGATACTATTAAATTTGGCATTAGGCAGCCAAAGCAAAACTAGATTGTGTGGCGCGTTCGTTAAATCTGCGCGCGGCTTTCTCAATAGCGTGAACCACTGCATCTTGGGCTTTGCCTTGGCTCTCATCCCATGCGCGGAAAATTAACCTGCCGCGTTGCATCCCAGAACCGTACAGCGGCCCCATTGAGTTAATAAAAATTGCGCCTGCATTGGGATTGCGCGAGCGTGAAACATCCTTGCCTTGGCCTTTTGGCCCTACCCATGGTTGCCCGCGATAGCCTGATTTGCGCCCTGCGGTTTCATAGATTGCACCTGCCGCTGATGTGTTAATGACAGAATAAAGCGCGCTGAATCCGTAACGGGTTTTCTTATTTGCACCCGCTTTGTATTTAATCCCGGCAATTACTTCAGCAGGATTGTACAGCGGGAATTTACGCACTCGGCCTTCAGTATTAAATTGCGGTTGCGCTCGCACAATACCTTTGTCAGCCCAGTTGTATAAAGTAGATGGAAACGGACTCGGCGCGTATCCCCGCGCCTTATCCCTTATCGGCAACATCGCAGCTTTTATTTCAATTTTCATTTGTTTGTTCAGGTCAGGCTCAAACGCATTGAGTTTTTGGATTAGCTCCTTATACCCTTCTACGACTACGGGCATTTTGTTTGGCCTCCTTTGCTCTATCGCTGAACACCTGCAACACCGCTTTAAGCATGTGGCCATCCATCTCTAGTACTTGCGATGGAGCAATTTTCATCTCCACCGCAAGACTAGCCACGAGATAAGTCATGCTGTTGCGGTCTATTCTTTTGGGTTTTCGTCATCCAATACTTCAACCGATACCAGCGTGTTTAGAAACTCATCGCCAAATGGCGGGATTACTTCAACGCGCTGCAAACAGTTATGAGCCAACCAGTAAATATCGCTTTGCTTCTCCTCATCGCGAAATTGTTTGTGGATGCCTTTCCCGGTGTACTTCTCAAAGGCTACTTCGACAACAGGCGAAATGTGCAAAACCACTTCCCCTGAGGCCCTAGTTATCTTTAACCTTGCCATGCTCTACTCCTTAAAACGCTACGGTTGGTGAAACTGTAACTGCGGTGTTCACAGTAAATGACAAGCTGGATGAGGCTTCATCAGCTACACCGCCTGAACCCACTGGGGTCAAGTTATTGACCAGAATGGAAAATTGATACGACGGATTTGTTGCCGATACCGCTGTGCCTTTGACGGTAATCATTGACACTGCCAATGTTGTACCGAAAGCGGCATTGAGTGTGGCCATTACTTGGCTTGCAGCCCAGTCATTTAAGAAATCAATGCTTAGGGTTGCAGCTTGCAATCCAGCAGCAAATTTGTGAGCAGTATCGCCCATTGCGGTTACTTCAAGCTCATCAACAACTTGAGTTAAAGTCACTGCGGTTACATAACTTGAAATGTCAATGCTTGGCACTGTTGGCGCAGCTGCGGTGGCAAGTTTCACGCCAACATTGTTGTTTAGATAAATTGCCATCGTTTATTCCTCATCCTTCTTGGTGGTTGTTGCTTTGGTTTCTGTGTCTTTAACTTGGCCGGTCTTTATCAGAAAAGCCAAATCCTCTGCCTTGGTATCGCTCATGGTTATCTCCTTATGACCAGCTAGTTAGTATTGATACGGATATATCAGCAGTGAGCAAATCCCCTGATGCTGCTGATAAAACTGATGGTGCGCTTACTGTGCCAACATTCATCACGATTGCAGATGCGTTTAATTTATTAAACACTGCAACAATCGTATCCTCGATGCCGTTTAGATTGCCTTGGTTATCTAACATTGGCACTGTCATTAACACGCGAAAATTTGCCAGCGGTGGAATAACTTGCACATTATTGCTTGGCGTTATGTATGGGTCTGCAGGCACAATAATTACAGAATTGGCAGTAATTACACTTGGCGGGTATGCATAAATGTTCCAGACACCCGCATTGGTTAAAGCTGTTGCAAGTGTGGAGCGCAGGGTTGTAAGTGCGGTTGTCATCTACCCCACCATTGAATTTGGACTCATGTACGGGGCAATCAGGCCACGAATTGATGCCATTAAAGTATTAGACATTTTGAACGGGCTAGGGCTAAATCCATCAACGCTCATGCCGCCATCTTGAGTGGTTTGTCTTGATTGAAATATATTTGTTGCCAACATCATTGCCGCCTCGCGCACTCCACCAGTTGCAGCGTAACTTGCGGTTTTCTCATCTGGCCCTGACATTTTGCCGTAGGGTTGCACTTGATGCATTGCAATATCTGCATTGACTATTGCAAATTGCAAATACTGATAACCGCGTGGGTAGTTGTATGGGAAGCCTGCAAAATTGGCATTGTTTGGAATTGGTGCAGGGCCAACACCTGTGATTGTGCGCGTACCGTTAAAAGTTGCGCCTGATGCGCTGATGGTGACGGATTGACCAACAACAAACATTCCCGGCGATGCAATAACAATCGTGGCAATGTTTCCACTTATTCCAGTGGCAACAACAGGCGCAGTGTTAAACCATAAAAATTGGTTAATTAAATCCTCTGCTGTTTGGCAACAGGTTTCTACAATGTCAGATGAGTATAAAGTGCCAATGCCTAAATTGGCGCGCAATTCTGCTTCGGTAACATAGGTTGCGGCCATGGCATCTCCTTAGTACTAGGACTTGCAGGGTCAGGGCCTCTGTACCCTGCAAGCCGACTTAGTTAGTTATCAGGTCAAATTAAAGCGTTGTAAGCCACCTGAAACCAAAGTTTTGGTTGCAAAATAGCCATAAAGCAAAACGCTGATTTCACCAGTAGCCACGACATTGACCGAAAGGGTCAGCGTTGGGCTTTCATAAATGCAGATTGCAGATGGTGTTACAACAAATGCAGAATCATCAATTGTTGTTGCAACCATGTACGGGTCTACATACAAATCCAACCCTAAAATGTTTCCACGAATGGAATTAGGTGCTGATTGTCCAGCAGTATTTTGTGGTTGTGCAGCTGCGTAGATTGGGCGGTTTGAACCATCTTGCGCATTGATAAGTAGCGACCATTGCGAAGTTCCGGCAATGTAAGCGTTTGCCAATTCACCAGTTGCAGCAAATACGGCTGGTGCAGCTGCGCCAACAAATTGTTGCACACCTGTTGCACTTGCAGCCACAGTTGTTGCGCACAATGTTCCACCGCTAACAATTTCAGCAATAACAGCAGCATCGGATGCTTTTGCATAAGCGCGCAAGCAGTTTTCATACATCGCTGAATAGAAAGATGGGCCAGAACGGTCAAGAAGCTCTGTGCTCATAATCTGAGTGCCGGCCAGTTTGACCACAGTTGCATTTACATAACTGGAAACAATTTGAGTTGCAGCTGTTGATGCGCCTTCTGCAACAGTGCTTATTGTGGCATTGGTTGTAATTTTAGGATGTGAAATAGTCATCCCAGTAGCACTGAGGGCGCGAGCACCGCCAAGTGCATCAATTGTTGGCCGAATCATTAATGAGGTATCAATAACGGTTGGGCTGAATGTTGTTGGGCTAAATGCAGGGTTAGTTGTAAAGCTATCGTTAGCGGCCTGAATTTTACGGGCTTGGCCATCGGCAGCTCTTACAAAGTCGCGTGACTCATCATTGCCCATTGTGGCTTTGATTGTGTGTTCAAGATATTGCGATTGGGTTTTGATTGGGGAGCGTAATTCTCCGACCTGATAAGAGGCCGAAATGATTGAGCGTGAGGCTTCTACTACGGGAGCAGTTTCCACCTCGGGGGTTACGGCAGCGGGAGTTTCTTTCTCCACGATAGCCTCACTTTCTGTTTCTGTTGTTGGGTTGGGTACTTCTACCGCTTCGCCTTCGCTTGCGGCAACTCTAGTTACTAACGCATTTTCAAATGCTGGTGTTTCTACCAATGACACTTCCTGCAATTTTGCAGCAGTCACCAATAGGTAGCCATCTTTAGGTTCAGACTTTTGAACATCCACACCTACTGATAAACCTGAAATTAAATCCTCGCTTGCCATAACCAAAGCATCTTGTCCGGCACTTGATGCACTTATTTTGAATGAACCGTAAATTGCATCATCTGTGGTTTTGAAGGATTGAGCGCGGCCAAGTATTGCGTTTGGCTGGTGCTGCAATAGCAGTTTCACCTTAGCTGTATCGTGTATCGCAATTGACCCGCGCTCAAACATAACAGGCCCAACCGATGTGTTGCCGATTTCGCCAAAGGGTACAACCACACCTGCAATTATTCTGCGTTCGGTATCGGCTGCCTCTATTGCGCTGCTAAATGTTAATTTCACGATGCATCTCCATTCGGTGATAAATCTTCCATTTCTTTTGCTTGGTCTAGCGTAATCAATCGCAACGATAAAAGTTTTTCTATTGTTGCAAGTCTTGTTGTTGCATCCACTCTTAAAAATGTTTCATCAACTGCAAAGCGCACCATGTTGCCATTGGCGGTAATGTCATTCATGCTAAGTCTGTCCTCTACTGCACAAACATAAGGCGCAAGTGTGTAAGCAAAGAATTCTTTGCGCG